CGGACGGTGATGCGATCAGCAGCGCAGTCGAGCAAAAGATTCAAGAACGCGAGTTCGCTCGCGTGGACCGCAAGCACCCCGGATGGCGTGCGACGGTGAAGAGTGACGATTTCGTGGCGTGGCACAAAGCCCAGCCCACCGAAGTCAAGGCCCTGGCCGAGAGCGACTACAGCTCTGACGCGATCGAGCTGATCGATCTGTTCAACGCCCGAGCCAAGGAAGAGAAGACTGCTGATGACGCGCTGGCGCGCCGCAAGACCGCCCTCGAAGTCGCAGCCGTGACGAACAAGCCCCGGACGCCCGCGGCCCGTGTGACGAAAGATTCCGATCTGACGGCGCAGGACGTGTGGAAGCTGGAAAAACAGAAACGCGAGCAGAAGCGGAAGCAAACCGCCTGACGCACCAGAAGGAACTGACATGCAAAATTACAGCACCGTTGCATCCCGCAACCTCATCCGCGCCGCCATGGACATGCTTGAGCATGCCATGCCGATCACCGTCCTCGGTGACTTCGGTACGCAGCGCGAGATGCCCAAGAACCAGACCGACACCCTGGTGTTCCGTCGCACGCTGCCGTTCGGCGCGTCGGCCACTGGCACCACGATCGAAGGCTCGCAACGTTACGTCGGCACCCCCGTCGTGAACCCGGGCGCTCTGACCCTGGCCGAAGGCACGACCCCGACCAGCAACACGATTTCGTTCCAGGACGTGACCGTGACGCTGCAGAACTACGGCATCCTGTACAAGTACAGCTCGAAGGTTGAGCTGATGTACGAGGACGACATCCCGGGCGAGATGGTCAAGCAGACCGCCGAGACCCTGGCCGAAGCCATGGAACTGGTGCGCTACGGCGTGCTGAAGGCCGGCTCGACGGTCATCTACTCGAACGGCACGACCCGCGCCGGCATCGCCACGGCGATCAGCCTGAACGCGCTCCGCAAGGCCGCGCGTACGCTGGAGTCGAACCGCGCCAAGCGCGTGACTTCGCGCATCGCCCCGAGTGTCGACTTCGACACGAGCGCGATCCTCCCGGCGTTCCTGGTGTTCGTCCACACGGACGCCGTCGCTGACTGCCGCAACCTGCCGGACTTCACTCCGGTGGAGAAGTACGGCAACTTCAAGCCGGTCCATGATCGCGAGTTCGGCTCGTGCGAGGACTTCCGCTTCATCAGCTCGCCCCTGTTCGCGCCGTTCCTGGCTGCGGGCGCTGCGGTTGGCACGACTGGCATGCTGTCGCAAGGCGCTGCCAACGTGGACGTGTACCCGTCCCTCGTGATCGGCAACGACGCGTGGGGTCAGGTGGCCTTGAAGGGCATGGGCGCGATCAGCCCGACGGTCCTGAAGCCGTCGAACGTGAACCACGCGAACCCGCTGGGCATGTTCGGCTTCGTGGGTGCCAACACTTGGTTCGCCTGCCTGCGCCTCAACGAAGCGTGGATGGCCCGGATCGAGCACGGCGTCACGGCCCTGTAATGACCTAGGCCCGGGGTAACACCCGGGCCGCTACCAAAAAGGAAACCACATGGCTGCTGAATCCGCAAAACTCCGCTTTGCCTCGATGAATCGCTCCGACCAGAAGGAAGTGCGCGCCATCGTGCAAGCGCTCCTGGATGGCGTGCAGATGCTCGCCGCCAAGCTGGACGCTGACGCGACCGTCACCGACACCAACTACGCAGCGCTGTTCGCTGCGATCGTGACCGACTAATAGCCCCCGGGCTGAAAGGAAATTCCAATGTTGAATCAAGACCAATCTGGCGTCACCCTGGCGCTCAACTCCGGCGCCCTGGCGACCGGCTCGACGCTGTCGCAAATCGCGATCGCCACCGCTGTGAACTATCTCTTCAAGGGTGTGTTCTTCCAGCGCGCCACCTCCGCGTCGATCGCTTTCCCGATCGTGCCGGGCACCGGTCTGCCGGCGACCCCGAACGCCTACACGAACCTGCCCACAGGTTTCACGTGCGCGTACCTGATCGTCGTGGACCCGCTCAACTCGAACGCCGTCGCTGGCGTGCAGGGCGCGATCGTTCCGAACGGTGACGGCGCCCCGGTTCCCCCGGTGCCGAACAACAAGGTCGCCATCGGCATCATGAAGATCGTGAACACTTCGGTGGGCGACTTCATCGCCGGCACGACGCTGTCGGACGTGGCCGGTATCACCGACACGTACATCAACCTCGGCTCGCATCCCGGCGGGTCGGTCTAATCGGGCGTCAGCCCGGACCCAGCGCCGCACGTCTGTACGGCGCTTTAACAGGGCGGGGCCTTCATGTAAGGTTTCGCCCCTATTTTTTAACATGAACCATCAAGGAGCCCACACGTGAAACCGCAAGTGCAAGTGACCGACGACCTCAACACCGAACTGACCCTCGAAAAGGTGACGGCGGACAAAGACCTGAAAGCCCTGGCCGCCAGCGCCGCTTTCATGGAAGAAGTTGTCGAGATCGAGATCGTCTCGGCGACGAGTGAAAATGAACCGCCGTGCGTGATCCTGAACGTCAATGGCACCAACCAGCCCGTGTGGCGCGGCCTGCCGACATCGGTCCGCCGAAAGTACCTTGAAGTGCTCGCGCGCATGAAGGAGACTCGTTTCTCCCAGGCCCCGACGAACTACATCAACCCCGAGCAGAGCAACGCGCTGCAGCCGCGCACGGGTCAGGTGTACCCGTTCCAAGTGCTGTCGGACAAGAACACGAAGGGCGCGGCGTTGCTGCGTCGCATCCTGGCCGAAGCGGCGTAACGCATGAGCACGTTCCTCCAGCTCGTCAACGACTCGCGACGTGAGTGCGGCGCTGCCAACTCTGGCGTCGCGCTGGCGACGCTGGGCGGGACGTTGTCGCACGAGGCGGCCCGCTTCAAGCAGTGGGTCGTCGACGCCTGGGTGGACATCCAGCGCGTCAAGCGCACGTGGCAATTCATGGAGCGCGAGTTCTCGTTCAACACGACGGCCGGCGTCCAGGGCTACAAGAGCAGCGACGCCGCGGTGGCGCTGACCTCGTTCGCCAACTGGAAGCGCAACACACTGCGCGCGTATCTCACGGCGACCGGCGTGCCGGACGAGCAGTTGCTCGGCTTCGTCGACTACCCGACCTTCCGCAACCTTTACATGTTCGGCAACATGGCCACGACGCGACAGCGCCCGGTCGTGTATTCGATCGACCCCGACAAGCAGATCGTGCTCGGCCCCGTGCCGGACGCGGTCTACACGATCCGCGGCTGGTACTACAAGGCCCCGCAGACGCTCGCGATCGACGCGGACCTCCCGCTGGTCGACGAAGAATTCCACCGTCTGATCGTCTGCAAGGTCATGGAGAAGTATGGCTGGTGGGAATCCGCGCCGGAAGTCCTCCGCCGCGGTGAGCTCGAAGGTGGTCGGTTGATGTCGCAATTGGAGATGGATTACCTGCCGAAGATCACCTTCGGCGCTACCCTGGCCTGACGCCATGGCCGACCGCGCATTCGACATGCCGCAAGTCCGGCACGACTACATCGCTCTGACCGGTGGGTTCGACCTCGTCACACCCGCGCTCGCGCTGAAGCCGGGCGTCCTGCGCGACACCCTCAACTACGAAGTCTCGGTGACCGGCGGCTACACCCGCATCGCCGGGTACGAGCGCGTGGACGGTCGCCCGTCGCCGTCTGACGCCACCTTCACGCACATCGATGTCTCCGCGCTGGGCTCAATCGTCGTCGGATCGGCGATCAACGGACAGACCTCTGGCGCGACCGGCGTGGTCATCGCTATCGATGGCCTGCGCGTCGCCTTCACGAAGGCCACAGGAACCTTCCAGGTTGGCGAGAACGTGCGAATTGGTGCCGCGGTACAGGGGACGGCCACGGCGGTGCCTGGGGTGCTCACAGACGCCCGCACGATCGCGATGTACAACAACCTCGCGGCCGACGTGTACCGCGCCGACATCTTGGCCGTGCCGGGCTCCGGTTCGGTCCGTGGCGTGGCCTTCTACAACGGCGACCTGTACGCGTGGCGCGACAACGCCGGCGCTACGGCGCTCGTCATGCACAAGGAATCGACGGGCGGCTGGACGACTGTGGCGCTGGGCTTCCAGCTCGCATTCACCGCCGGCCAGCCGGCCGGCATCGCCGTCGGGAACACGATCACCGGCCTCGTCTCCGGCGCGACCGCTGTCGTGACCGCGGTGGCCATCCAGACCGGCACGTTCCTCGGCAGCAACGCGCAAGGCATCGTCACCTTTGCCTCGGCGGTCGGCACCTTTCAAGCGGCCGAAGCGCTGCAGGTAGGCGGCACGACGCGCGCTACCGCGAGCGGCGCGCAGACGGCGATCACGCTGCTTCCGGG